GATTCCCTCTGCTTTAAATCTGTTGAAATCATTTACAATCTGATATAACACCTAATAAACAGGTTTTTATATGTTACAAAAATTAGGCTTTGCTCCAGGATTTAATAAACAAGTCACAGAGACCGGTGCTGAAGGGCAATGGTTTGATGGTGATAACGTACGTTTTAGATATGGTTCACCTGAAAAGATAGGTGGCTGGCAACAATTGGGACAAGATAAACTAACAGGCGCAGCTAGAGCCATTCATCATTGGGATGATAATGCTGGTATTAAATATGCAGCCGTAGGAACTAATAGAATTTTATATGTATATTCAGGTGGTACGTATTACGATATACACCCTATTCGAGCTACTTTAACAGGAGCAAAATTTACAAGTACATCATCATCTAAAACAATTACGGTAACATGCACCGGGGCTCATGGATTAATAGAAAATGACATTGTTTTATTTGACAGTGTAACAGGAGTGCCCGCAGCATCCACTTACAGTAATGCTACATTTGAAGATATTAAATACATGGTGACATCTGTACCAACTACTACAACTTTTACAATTACGGCTGAGAATCAAGAGTCAGGAACACCTTTGACTACAAGTGATGGAAACAGCACTTCTATATTATGTTATTTTACAGTAGGTCCTTCTCAACAACTTGGTGGTTTTGGTTGGGGTGCTGGTTTATTTGGAGGTACTTCATTAGGTGCTGCAACTACAACTCTAGCTTCTACTATTAACGATACTGTAACAGACATACCTTTAACTAACTCAGCAGCTTTTCCATCAGCTGGTGAAATAAGAATAGGTACAGAAGATATAAGTTTTACAGCAAACAATACTACAACTAATATATTAAGCGGTGGTGCAAGAGAAGTTAATGGAACTTCTAAAGCAGGACATAGTGGTGGTGCTACAGTTACAAATATTTCTAGTTTTGCAGGATGGGGAGATCCAGCGTCTTCTGACTTTACAATCGACCCTGGTTTATGGATTCTTGATAACTATGGTACAAAATTAATTGCACTTATTTATAATGGTAAGTGTTTTGAATGGGACGCTTCTGCACTTAATGCAGTAAACACCAGAGCTACATTACTTGCGAATGCACCAACTGCATCTAGACATGTATTGGTATCTACACCGGACAGACACCTAGTATTTTTTGGCACAGAAACTACAGTCGGGACATCAACAACTCAAGATGATATGTTTTTACGTTTTTCTGATCAAGAAAATATTGATGGTACAGACGCCTACACCGTAAAAGCAGAAAATAATTCTGGTACTCAAAGGCTTGCTGATGGTTCTAAAATTATGGGTGCTATTAAAGGTAGGGACGCTATCTATGTATGGACCGATACTGCACTATTCTTAATGAAATTTGTAGGTGGAGACTTTGTATTTGCTTTTGAACAAGTGGGTACTAACTGTGGATTGTTTGGTAAAAATGCTTGCATTGAAGTTGATGGTACGGCTTATTGGATGTCAGAGAATGGTTTTTTTACATACGATGGTCAGTTAAAATCTATGCCTTGTCTTGTAGAAGACCATGTCTACGATGATATAAACGCTACATCTAGAGACCTTATTAATGCAGGACTAAATAATTTGTTTGGTGAAGTTAGTTGGTTTTACTGTACAGCAGCATCAGATCAAATTAATAGAGTAGTTACTTATAACTATTTAGACTCATCACCTAAACGTCCTATATGGACAACAGGTACTTTACCTAGAGCTGCTTGGCAAGATTCTGCAGTCTTTGATAAACCACACGCAACTTGTTACAAACCTAGCGATGATGCATCATCAGATGTTATTGGTAATACAGACGGAAGTACGATATACTATAATCAGGAAACAGGGACCGATCAAATTAATGCAGGAGGAGCAGTGACTGCTGTAATTGGTAACATTGTTTCTGGTGATTTTGATATTACTCAACGTAGAAGTAACACAGGACAAACTGTAGGGATGCCTGACATTAGAGGAGACGGTGAATACATTATGAGAATTAGTAGATTTATACCAGATTTTATTAGTCAGACAGGAGACACTGCAGTTAAATTTAAAACAAGATTATATCCAAACAGTAATGAGACTACTACAAGTTTTACTTGTGACTCTACTACAACTAAAAAAGATGTAAGAGTAAGAGCTAGACAAATTGCATTAGAAGTTGCAAACACAGGCACTTCTCAAGATTGGAAACTAGGAACATTTAGATTAGATATACACCCAGGAGGAAGAAGGTAATGGCTACTGACCAAGAGATACGAGACGCAGGTTTTAAATATATTCCACAACAAAAGTATTTACAAAATCCTTTTGAGTTACCTACAGCCGATCCTGTAACCGACCAGGGTATTGTTGCAACTAATGCTTTTACTGGTAGTGGTGGAGATGGTTTTAATCCACAAGGAAATATGTTTGGAGAAGGAACAGCAGTTAGTCCTGTTTTTGGCAACAGTTATATAGATACAGTTAGAAGAGAAGGCCCTGATTCTTTTGCAGCTTATAACAAGTTAAGTCAAGCAGGTGGAACTGCTCCAGCTGGAATGTTTCAAACTGATTATTTTCCTGGAACTCAAAATGAATTAGCAGATGCAATGGGAAGAATGCCGGGTCAAGAAAATTATGATCCTAGCATGAATTATTCTGAAGATGCTTTTCAAAAAGCAGAAGATAAAAGAGGGTTTTTATCTAAGTTAATGAATAACGCTAAACAAGGTATGGGAAAACTTCCTGGTTGGGCACAAGCTGCAATAACGGCTGCAGGAATGATAAATCCTTTTACAGCTGTTCCAAAACTTCTTGGTATGGGTAGTGGAGATGGCGGTCCTAGTTATGGTATAGCAGGATTAAGCGACGCTAAAAAAGGATCTTATGATGCATTAGCATCACAAGGAATGTTATATCAAACACCTGGTGGGTTTAAAACTTTAACAGGTAAAAATTTTCAGGCAAAAAATTACGTACCTAATCAATTAGAAATTTATGACAGATTAAAAGATATAGAAGAAGAGGAGTTAACTAATCTTGAAAAAAAACAACTTCTAGAATCTTCAGCTATTTTTAAAGATAATAAACAATTTTATAATAATCAAAATATAAATGCAGGTAATCAAAATCAAGGTGGTGATGGTAGCTCAGCATTTGATCCAAGTGGACCCACTCAAGCTTCTATACGTTCTGAAAGAGAGGATAAATCTGGTGAAGGACAAAGTGGTGGATTTACAAATCCTGGTAAAGGAAGTTATGGACCTCATATGGCAGACGGTGGTAGAGCTGGATATTTCTTTGGTGGTAGAGTAAACTATAAACAAGGTGGTGAAATTGCAGGTCCTGGTGACACAGGAGGTGAAGGTGGTGAGGACCCCCAAGATCAATCGGACTCACAATTTGGAGGAGGCGGTGATAATAATAATAACCCACCCCCAACTTTTTATGATAATGGTATTCAAGTAATAACAAACCAATCTAAATTAGGGTTTAATTACCCAACCGGATTAACTAAAAATTTAGGTATAGGGCAATTGACTGCAATTTTAGATGCAAGAAAAAGTCTAAAAGAAGAAGAACCAGAGGGTATGATACAATATGACAGTAGCATAGGACCAGTCGATACAAAAGCAACTTTTGACACAACTACTGGTCCCGAGTTTAACGCTAGTTATACTAACAATAATTTTAATGCAAATTTAAATAATAAAACAGGACTAGGTGTTAATTATAGTAAAGACATAGGTCCGGGAACATTTACAATGGCTGGTACATATAACCCAGACGGAACATATAATACAGAAGCAAAATACGGAATTTCTTTTGCAAACGGAGGACTAGCAAGTTTATTATAATGGCAAAAATTGTACAATCATTAACTAGAGCTGAACCAGAATACAATCAAACTAATTTACAATCGTTGGTCAGGGATCTTGATTCAGTAATAAAAAAATTAAACACAACGTTTCAACAAGAAGTAAAACAGGAGATAGAAGCTAAAAGTTTCTTTTTAGAATAGTGGCAGTAGTAAACCAATATAAATTTGTAGGTAAAGATAATGATACTACAGGAAATGCTTTAACTGTTTTTGCAACAGGTAAACCAGAAGTTAATGAGACTATAATTATTAAATCTATATTAGTTACATCTGCTGGTACACCAAGTGTAACGGTTCTTAACAATAGTATTACAGCTATTAAATCAGTAGCATTAACAGCCAATCAAACTAAAGAATTACTGACCCAACCTTTAATAGTAGAAGGCGGATCTGCTTTTACTATACAGTCTAGCACTACAGACTCATTTGATTATGGAGTTAGTTTTTTAAACATTAAAAAGGAGAAAATAGATTAATGATAGAATTAAAACCAGATAAGATAATAACGACTATTAAAAACAAAAAAACAGGTGAGGTCTATGAGACTGAAGAAGCTTTAAAAATGGCTAATATACCTGAAGAAGATGTGCAAAGAGATGTAACAGTTATCATGCCGCCTCTTGATTTAATAGGTAAAACAAAGTAAACATAAGAATTAAGGTAAATTTATGGCAATATCTAGAATGCAA